ATGAGAAAGCTCTTGATCGGGTTGCTTGCCGCGCTGCTGACCACCGCCTGCGTTGCTGATGCGCAGACGAACGCCAACAACCCGCCGCGCGGGATGCTCGGCAGCAAGTGGCTCGGCGGTAACCTGGTGATCTATCCCGGCGACGTTGCTGGCAACATGTACTTTGTTGACAGCAACAACGGTAGCGACACCAATGGCGGTACGTCGTGGAATGACGCGCTTGCCACCATTGATGCTGCCGTCAACAAGTGCACCGCATCCAACGACGATTGGATTGTTGTGCATCCTGCCCATACCGAGGATCTGGACGCTGATAGCGCCGTTGACATTGATGTTGCCGGCGTGACGGTGTACGGGATTCGGCATGGGCGCCAGATGCCAACGCTTGACGCAACGGCTGCGGCCGGGGACGTCAAGCTGGCGGCTGCTGGCGTGACGCTTCACAACATCCGCATCACGGGTGGCATTGACGCCACCACGGGTGTGATTGAAGTTAGCTCGACTGACTGCGCGGTGATTGATTGCGAATACCGCGACGTTACCGGGCAGGCTACCGACGTGCTCATTACCACCGCTGCGGCGGACCGCCTGCTGATTGACGGTTTCCGCCTCTTCGGTGCTGCGGGCGCAGGTGGCAACAGCGGCATCGCGCTGGTTGGCGCTGATGATGCGGAAGTCAGAAACTTCTGGCTCTATGGCAACTTTGCCACGGGCGCCATTGACTGCCGTACCACCAAGAGTGAGCGCATCCATATTCACAGCGGCGCTATCTGGACCGAGAACTCCAACGATCTCGCGGTGGACGATAACGCCACCAGTTCAACGGGGTTTATCGGACCTGATCTGATGCTTATGCTTCAGGATGACGCGGCCAATGTGACGGAAGCGATCACGGGCGCAACGTTCATGGTGTTTGATCCTGTGTATGTGTGCAACGCGGCGAATCAGAAGGCGTTGCTTATCAACTGGACTGCCGTTGCGGACTCGTAGCGGCAAGGGCTGGGCGGGAGCGACGTGCTCCCGCCACAGTCTACCGGAGGCGACATGAAACGCGCATTGATTGCCGGGGTGGCGCTGCTCGCAATGGGCGTGCTCGTTGCCTTCGGCGCTGATACGTCTACCATTACCGAGCTAACCAGCGCCAGCGTCAAGTCTGTGGAATGGAGCTGGGCCGGCGGCAGCGGCGGGATTGTAGACGACACAACCACAGCAGCTCTAGACGGCGAGCTAATCGGCTTCTGCGTGGAGCCTGACACCACAAGCGGGATTATTCCGCTAGACAACTTCGATGTCGTGCTCTACGACTCGCGCGGCATTGACTTGCTTGTAGGCGGCGGGGCCAACCTGGACAGCGCCAGCGTAACCTATTTCACCTGGCTTGGTGACGAAATGCTGCCAGCATCCAATACTCCGCTGCGCCTGTACGTTAGTGGCGTTGACAGCGCCGACGCGGGAGTGTGTACGGCATGGATCAGGTAACGGTTCGCGCGTGCTTCACTGAGGATGTAGAAACGGGCGACGGCATTACGATTCGGGCCGGCTCTGTGCTAGACGCGCCGCTAGAAGTGGCGCAGGAGTGGTTCACGGCCGGTGTCGCCGTCCATGTGCCCATCACGGTTGAGGCCACAGCAGTCTATCCGCCAGAGAACGCCATGCGCGACCATGTGCGCGCGGGAGGCAATGGGGAATGCGCCTCAAGATTCAAACGGCGCCAGCCGCCGAGCCGCTAGACGCAGCTACGCTGAAGCGGCATGCTCGCATTGAGCACACAGGCGATGACACCTACATCGCCGAAATGCTATATGCGGCGCGTGAGCGCCTCGAGCGCGACACGGGGCGGGCGCTGATTACGCAGACGTGGGACTTGACGCTAGACGACTTCCCCAACTCTAGCGATGAGCCGCTGTATTTGCCCAAGCCGCCGCTTAGCAGCGTTACGCATGTCAAGTACTATGACACCAGCTTGACGCAGCAGACGTGGGATTCTGACGAGTATGACGTCGATGCAAGCAGCAAGCAGCGGCGCGGGCGCATTCTGCCGGCCGATGGCTACACATGGCCGACAGTTGGCAATAGGGTGGGCGCGGTAGAGGTGCGCTTTGTGTGCGGCTATGGTGCCGCTGGTAGCAGCCTGCCATATGACTTGCTGCACGCGCTCAAGGTTCTGGCGGCGACGTATTACGAGAACCGTGAGGACACGGCAGCGGGCGTCAATATCCGGCAGGTGCCAGGGCCGGCAGCCTACAAGCGGCTGATCTATCCTTTCATTGTGCGGGAGTTCTGATGCGTTCGGGTGCGCTGCGGCGCTCAGTAAAGATCCAGCAGCCTAGCGGCTCTGACGACTACAACCAGCCTACGAGCTGGGCCGATGTCGCCACATGCGCAGCAGACGTGCGCCCAATGAGCGGGCGGGAGCTGTTCGAGGCGCGGCGCATCATTCCCGAGGTGTCACACGTTGTCACCATCCGCTATCAGTCGGGCATACGGCCTCGGATGCGGGTGCGGTACGCCAGCAAGGATGGAGTGCGGCTGCTTCAGATTGAAGCCGTCATAAACGAACGCGAGGAATCGCGCTGGCTGCGGCTGCTGTGCACAGAGAAGGCGCAAGCGTAATGGCTGGCGAGTCTATAAAGCTGTTTGGCGTGGACGACTTGCGCGACGAGTTCTCGGGGCTCGAGAAGCGCGCGCGAGCACAGTACATGCCCAAGGCCATTAGAGCGGGCGTTGATGTTCTGCTTGATGGGATGCAACGCAGAGTGCCGCAGAGAACGGGCCGCCTTCACGACTCTCTGCGGGTGGAGAAGGTGCGCGGTGGTGCGGCTGCCACGTTCGGCATCTTCACCGACGTGTTCTACTGGTACATGGTGGAGTTCGGCACCAAGAGCTACAAGGCCGGCGACATGCGCACATACACTGAAGGCAGAAGCAGGAGAGAGCGTAGGCGCCGGGTGGCGCGAGGGCATACGGGCATGCGGGCGCGCCCGTTTGCGCGCACGACCGTAGACGAGGATAAGGGTAAGGCCGTGGATGAGGCAAGGGACGTGCTCGAACGCGCCATGATCCGTAGGCGCAAAAGGGCTGCCAAGCGTGGCTAGCTACCCAGAAAAGGCCATCATTTACCTGCTTGAGCAGGACGCCACCTTTGGCGGTCTGGCCGGCGATTACATCTATGCCTTCGGCGGCGTGCCCGACAACACGCCGAATCCCTACGCGGTGGTGCAGCGCATTTCCCGGCCGCGCGTGCACGCAATGGGCTCCGATCCTGGGTTGTGCTCGCCCCGGTTTCAGGTGTCGGCATGGAGTAATGCAAGCTATGACGAGGCGCGCAAGGTGGCCGATGCTGTGATTGGCGCTATCCAGGACTACAGCGGTACGGCGAAAAGCACCACCATTCACCGCATATTCTTTGAGGGCGACCGAGACGACTACGATCCGGACACCAAGGAACACGGGGTGCTAATGGATTTCATCGTGTGGCATGACGAGTAACGCTATGCGGGCAGACGAACGCGACAGGCTAGACGACTTGATGAGCGCCCAAGCGGCGCTTGCCACTGCCGCCCGCCTCATTGGGCGCGTGCTCGATCACTATGCGGAATGCGAGCATGAGTGGATGGTGAGCCCCGATAGCCGCATGGGCTCTGTGTCATGGACTTGCAAGCGGTGTGGGGAAGTAACCGAGGAGAAGCCAGATGGCAACGACCGTACTAACTGATGCCGTCATTTTGTCCGACGGCTACAACCTGTCTGGCGATCATAACCAGATAGAGGTTAGCGCCGCGTGCGAGGCGGTTGAGGATACCACCTTTGGCGCAAGCTGGCGCACCAAGAAGCCCGGCCTAATGATGGCCCGCATCAGTGGCGGTGGATTCTTTGAAGCCAACAGCGCAAGCCCTGCGATTGACAATGTAGCGTGGGCCAATCTCGGCGGCAGCAAGGTTGTGAGCGTTGCGCCCACTGGCGGTAGCGCTGGCGAGTATGCCACCAGCTTCCAGAACATCCGCACCGAGTATACGCCGCTAAGTGGCGCAGTCGGAGAAATGGCCAAGTTTACGCTCGCAGGCGAGGGCACCGGGCAAGCCATTATGCGCGGGCGCATTCTTGCGACTGGCGAGAAAACGAGCACGGGCAGTGGAACGGCTTACGAGTTGGGAACGGTGCCTGATGGATCGTACCTGTATGCCGCTGCTCATATCTATTCGGTAGGCGGCACTACTCCTACGCTGACGTTGAAGGTGCAGAGTGACGATGCGGAAGGCTTCGCCGACCCAACGGACAGAATCACGCTTTGCACCGACGCTGATGCCGTTGCCGGCTATTGGGGCACGCGCGTTGCCGGCGAGATTACGGACACATGGTGGCGCGCTGACTGGACGATTGCGGGAGCATCCCCGCGCTTCACGATCTTTGTGAACGTGGGTATCCATAGCAAGTAGCATATCCCGGAGGCCCAAGGGATGTGTTTGAATGGCTACGACTGTTCTGACTGATGCCCATTGGCAAGTCAACAGTGTTGATCTGTCCGAGTGGGTAACTGAGGTGAGCCTTGAGCTGTCTGCTGATGCGCCAGAAGATACCGCAATGGGCGACACCTGGCGCAGCAAGCTCGGCGGTGGGCTGAAAAACGGCCGAGTTACCGTTACCTTCAACGGCGACTTTGCCAACAACGGCGCCGAGGATAAGCTGTGGGCAGACTTTGGCACGGCTCGTTCGTGGAAGCTGCGCCCGGATTCTGACGCTGCCGGTGCCAGCAATCCAGAATACACGGGCGACGGCTCCACCTGTAGCGTCATCCTCACCGACTGGACGCCCATTAGCGGTTCCGTTGGCGACGTTGCCAAGATCACGGCCACCTACGAGATCAGCGGCACGCCTACGCGCACTGACAGCTAGGAGGTAGCAAATGGCAAGTAGCCCACTTGCTGAGAAGGTGAAGGGCTGCCAAGACTGGCGCGAGCGCGAGCACCACTGCGAGCGGTGGGGCATTGATGTCATTGTGCGCAGCCCTGGCGGCAAGATGCGGGAAGCGATTGAGCTTGCTGTGTTGAATAGTAATACCGAGGCCGAGCAAGGCGTAGCCGTTTTGAAGCTGTTTCCGGCACTTGTGGCCGAATGCACGCTAGATCCGAACAGCCGCGCGCGTGTGTTTTCAGACGATGATATTGAGTGGCTTGCGGACAAGAACCGCGAGGAGCTATACGGCATCGCAAACATCGCGCTTGAGCTTGCAGGCATTGGTGAGGCGGCAGTGACAGCAGCGGGAAACGCATGAGAGCCTACCCTAGCAGGCGGGCATTGTTCGCCATTGCCGAGCGGGTAGGCTGCACGGTAGAAGAGCTACAAGGGCGGATGAGTTCGGCCGAGATTACGGAATGGCTGGCCTACTTCCGCCTGGCTGCCGAGGATCAGCAGAAGGAGCTAGCGAAATACAAGCAGCAGTGAGGCCCACTGGTGCTGTGTGGCTAAGAAAGCAGTTGTCGGCTCCCTTGTAGTTGAACTAACGGCTAACACCGTTCGTTTCGTCAAGGGAATGCAAAGGGCCGACAAGCGGCTGCAAAACTTCAAGAAGCGCGCTGTTGCTATCGGCGGCGCGCTAAGCCGCAACATAACCCTTCCTATGCTTGCGGCTGGCGGTGCTTCTGTCAAGTTCGCTGTTGACTTCAACCGAAGCATGGCGAACGTGGCCACACTCATTCCTCAGAACACGGCGCGAGTAGAGCAGCTTAAGCGCTCGGTGCAGGATCTTGCTATTGAGACTGGCAAGAGCACCAGCGATCTTGCCGGCGGGCTCTATCAGGTGGTGTCCGCGTTTGGCGACGGGGCGGATACTGCTGAGCGATTGCGCATTGTGGCCCAGGGCGCCGTGGCTGGCGTTGCCTCAACAACTGATTCGCTCAATCTTCTCTCTGCTGTCACAAAGGGCTACGGAGACACTAGCTCGGCTGCCATGCAGCGCGTGTCTGACTTGGCCTTTATGACAGTGAAGCTAGGCCAAACGACGTTCCCCGAGCTTGCTGCTAGCATGGGGCTGGTTACTGGGCAGGCTTCGGAAATGGCCGTGAGCCAGGAAGAGCTGTTTGCATCCTTTGCCGCGTTGACTGGCGTGACGGGCTCGACAGCCGAAGTCGGTACGCAGCTATCAGGCGTGCTGACCGCCATGATGAAGCCCACAGAAGAAATGAAGGCGGCAATTACTGGCCTTGGCTATGCGAATGCCGAGGCCATGATTAGCGCGCTCGGCTTCCAGGGCTCTTTGGTTGCGCTGTCTGAGGCGGCAGACGGTGACAAGGAAGCGCTTGCAAAGATGTTTGGCCGAGTGCAGGGTTTGCGCGCTGCGCTTGCTCTGGCCGGCTCACAGTCTGACAAGTACGCTAATTCGCTAAGCGATATGCAAAGCGCAGCTGGCGCAACGTCAGAGGCGTACAGAGAGCAGACAGAGGGAATCAACAAGCTAGGCCACTCGCTTGCTCGCCTCAAGCAGCGATTCATGGTGATGGCGCAGGAGCTTGGAGACTCGTTGGCACCAGCAGTTGAGTGGGTTTCGGAGCGGATCGGGCCACTAACCAACCTGGTGCGCAATCTAATCTCCGCATTTCAAAGCCTGTCGCCGGAGACGCAGCGCACGGTTGGCATTGTTCTGGCGTTTGTGGCTGCCCTCGGGCCAACCATCACAGCAGTAGGCGTCCTTGGCGGAATGGTCGGCAAGCTCATCCCCATCATTGGGGCGCTGGTGTCACCTTGGGGTTTGCTGATTGCCGCCTTGGCAGCCGTCGGCGCTGCCGTCTATGTCTGGCGCGATGAGATATGGGGCGCCATGAAGAGCGCCTATAACGCAGTCAAAGGCTGGATGGTAGACAAGCTGAAGCCAGTGTGGGATTGGATCAAGGGCGCGCTCGACAAGGTGGCAGGCTGGTTCCGCTCGCTGGTTGCTGCCATTGGCGGTCTGCTCGCACGCGTTGGCATTGACGTAGGCAAGATCGGCGAGGCCGCCTATGAGGGCGTCAAGGACTTCACCGAAGGCGCTGCTGACCTTGCCAAGGAAACTGGCGGACGCATCCGCAATGAGTGGCAGAACATTGTGGCAGCCATTCGCTCCAAGTGGGGAGAGCTTACCGCGGACACGCGCTCCGAAATGGAAACTGTGATTGATGCTGTTGACAATGCGGCAACCGTCATGGTTCCAAGGGTTGGGGCTGCCGTGCGTGATGCAAGCAAGAAGGTGCGCGAGTTTGCAGACGAAATGCGTGACATGGTAGAAGTCTGGAAAGACGATTTCACGGATGCCATCGTTGACATGGTGATGACTGGCAAAGCCAGCTTTGCAGATTTCGCCAACAGCGTGATTAGAGACATATTGCGCATCTATACGAAGATGGCTCTAATTGAGCCGCTTACTGGCTGGTTGTCCAACATAGCAGGAGGTGGCGGTGGCGGCACTCCGAGCGTAGGCATCGGCCCGGATGGAGGCGCCGTGCTTCAGCCAATGAGTGCTGTTCCCATGCAAGTCAACATCACCAACAACGCCGGCGAAATGGTGAAGGTGTCCGCCACGCCTACCGCCGGCGGCGCAAGCATTGTGATTGACTCGGCCATCCATCAGTTTCTCGCAAGCGGGAAGGCCGATGGCGTTATGAGCGCCCGCTATGGCGCGAATCGTAGGCCCGTTGGACGTTAGCACCGGAGGCCCACCGGATGCTAGCACATGGCTACTATAAGCTGGCCCGCAGCTCTTCCGCAGACGCCTACATACGCAGGCTATGTAGAGAGCCCTGAAAGCGCGACTGTGCGCACCCCGATGGATGC